TACGTTAGCAGCCACAGACGTATATGATGAGTTAACACTACCATTGAGAGACTATCAGTTAGCTGCTTGTAAGAAAGCAATTCAATTTGGTAGAGGTATTCTAAAAATGGGTACAGGTGCGGGCAAGACCTTGACAATATGCTCATTATTGTCAAGTATGTTTAAGAGTAAAGGTGATACATTTAAATGTCTGTTGATTGTACCAGATTTAGGTCTAGTCAATCAGACGTTCGGTGACTTTAGTGAGTATGATGCACCCTTTAAGTATACGAAGTGGTCCGGTAAAAACAAACCAGATTTTACAGCTAACGTTATTATAGCTAACCTTGGTATACTTCAAAGTCAATTTAAAGATAATGACTGGCTTGAAAAGGTAGATGCACTAGTTATAGACGAATGTCATAAAGTTAAAAAGACTAATAAGGTGAGTAAGATGGTTCAGCAGATTAGAACTGTTCATAAGTTCGGTCTAACTGGTACTATGCCCGACGGTAAAGTTGATGAGTGGAATATTATAGGTAAGATAGGAAGTATCATTTATGAGAAAGACAGCTTTCAATTACGGACCGAGAAGCATTTAACACCAGCAAGCGCAACTATTATTGAGGTTGAGTTTGTAGACTCCCCTGCGTACAAGACTGGCGCAGACGCTAAACTGAACTACAGACTCGAATTAGACTTCATATATGAAAAAGAATTTCGAAATAACGTAATAAGTCAGATATGCGCTAATTTTAATAACAACACATTAGTATTGGTAAATCATCTGAAGCATGGAGAGACGCTACACGACCTGATGTCAACTCTAAGAGATAAACAAGTATACTTTGTTAAGGGTGAGCTGGAAATCGACGAACGTGAAAACATTAAAAGAATAATGGAAGTAGAAAATAACGTCGTTTGTATAGCTATGAGCTCTATTTTCAGTACCGGTGTCAATATTAAAAATATACATATGATTGTATTTGCTGCTGGTGGTAAGAGCTCTATACGCACTATTCAGACTATAGGGCGTGGATTGCGCCTGCATGATAGTAAAGATAATCTTAAAATAATCGATATAGCTGATCAACTTAAATATGGTCAAAAGCATGTAGCTCGTAGAAAAGAGATCTATGAGCAGGAGAGGATACCTTATAAAATAGTGCAGGTTACTGAAAAATAAGTTGAAACTTACGTACTAGTATACTATACTAAAGATATATTATGCCAAGCGACAAAGAACCTAAACCAGACGAGAAGCCTATAACTGATGAGGCTGCTGCACCTGAGGAGAAGCCGAAACCTAAAAAGAGAGGGCCTAAGCCGAAGATTGATCAGTACTATGTCAACCCGGGTGTATTCAAGGACCAGATTAGAGAGTATTATAAAACTGATGATTGTATTTTTGACCTCGCTAATTCACTTAAGAAGATTGCTTATGGTTTAGGTAATAAGTCTAATTTTATAAACTACACTTATAAAGACGAAATGATCGGTGATGCTCTAGTTAAGATGTATACCGCTCTACAGAATAAGAAGTTTAATGTAGATTCAGAGTATAACCCATTTTCCTATTTTACTACTATCGCATTTCACGCCTTTATTAATAGAATTAAAAAAGAGAAGAAACATCACCAGACTTTATGTGACTATAGAGAGCAGGTTTATGAAAAAGAGATGTTAGAATCCGGTGGAGGGCAGGTTTATGTAAAGCCTAATACTGACGACGAATAGTATGAGTAAGAAGGTAGCAATATTTTCTGATATACACCTCGGCGTTCACCAGAATAGTGATTTCTGGCTAAGTGTAGCAAATCAATGGAGTGACTGGTATATTAAAGATCTAAAGTCTAAAGGTATATCTGATATTATATTTTGTGGTGATTTCTTTCACTATAGAGATGAAATAAGTGTCAAGACATTAAACTTCGCTAAAGACTTTTTAGATAAATTTTGTGATTTTAATATCACGATGATCACCGGTAACCACGACGCATGGTATAAGGATACAAGTGAAATTAACAGTCTGAGTATATTGAAAGGTTATAGTAATCTAACAGTATATGATAAGATGGCTCAATGTAATATACACGGAGTTAATACAGTATTCTGCCCATGGGGTACGCAACTAAAAGATATTCCAGAGTGTGATTTAGTATTCGGTCATTTTGAGTTAGTAAACTTTAAAATGAACTCGTTTAAAGTATGTGACCATGGCGATAGCCCAGAGGCTTTAGCTAATAAAGCACCCTTAGTATTCTCCGGTCACTTCCACTTAAGAGCTAGTAGAAAATTTGATAATAGTGAGATTGTATATGTAGGTAATCCTTATGAAATGGATTTCGGTGATTCGGGTCAAACTAAAGGATACTATGTTTTAGATCTCGGGGATTTGAGTTATAAGTTTTATAAAAATACCGTTACTCCGAAGCACGTTAAAATATTCTTATCAAAGCTCATAGAACAAAAAGACCCTGAATCATATTTCAGGTCTGAAATTACTAACAATATTATTAAATTCATCGTTGATAAGAATGTTAATTCTGCAGACATGGATCTACTTGTTACTAAACTTGCTAGCTATAAGCCTAATGATATTAGGATCGATTATGATGCTAATTATAATAAAGTACAATTTGCAGAAGATAATGAATTTGATCTGTCTGGTGTAGATATGTCAGAAGCTATTACTGAATTTATTAACATGTTAGATATTGACAATAAAAGTGAAGTTGCAAAATATACTACAGAGCTGTATAATCGATCAGTAGACAGACCAAAATGAAATACGTAAATTTTAAAGAGTTAAAGATTAAGAACTTCTTATCAGTAGGTGAAGAGGTAGTAAAGGTGAACTTTGAAACGGGCTTGCATATTGTTACTGGTATAAATCGCGATAAAGAGGATAGGAGAAATGGTGTAGGTAAAAGTACTATTGCAGATGCCCTATACTTCTCTATATTCGGTAATACGTTAAGGGAAATAAAAAAGACCTTTATACCTAATAACTTAACCGACGGCAAGACATCAGTAGAGCTGTCATTTAGTGTTGATGACCCTCAATACGGTATAAATGAGTTTAGAATTGTGCGTACCCTAGGTCCATCGAAATGTACTATATATAAAAATGACGTTGATAAGACGCGAGATACTATTCAAAATACAAACCAGTATATTGAAACTGTATTATCATCATCACCAGAGATATTTCAGAATTGCGTTATAATGACTCTCAATAACCATATACCTTTTATGGCAAAAAATAAAGTCGAGAAGCGTAAGTTTATTGAAAAGATTTTTAATCTAGAGGTATTCTCTAAGATGCTAAATGATGTCAGGAGCGACCAGAGCGAGGTTAAGAAAGACTTTGATATTAATGTTACACGGCTCGAAGAGACCTCTGGGTATCTGCAACTACAGCAGAATCATAAGAATAATTTTGACACTGACCATAATAGGAAAGTTAGTACACTCGAATCAACCTGTGACCGACACTCAGCCGACCTTAAAGAAGCAAACGAAAGGCTAGATACTATTAATAGGTTGGACGCTACCCCCTTCCAGGAAAAGAAGGATGAACTAGGCCTCAAAAAGAAAGAGTTGAGAGAGGAAATGAATACAATCAATCACGACTTGATCGAATGTAAGCTAACGTTAAGATCAGCAGCTGAAGACTATAAGCAGATAGGTACATCAGAAGCAGATTGCCCGGTATGTCTCCGACCGATAGCTGATCATGATATCGAAGCTATCGACGAAAAGAAGCGTGATATAAAAGCTGGTATAAATGATCAAAAAATAAAGCTAGATGAACTTACTAGTAAATTGAACGATATAAAGACTCATGAAGAGAAGATTAATACCGCGACTCAAACCTTAGCAGATAAGATCACAGCTATCGAGAGAGAGAAATATAGCGTTAAACAAGTCAGTGATTCTATTAATTATATACAGAAGTGTATAACAGAAATTGAGAGTGAGCTAGAAGGGGTAAAAAATGAGACTAATACTTTTGATAGTGTAGTTAGTGAATACCAAGATAAGGTTAATATTATTGAGACTGATATTAATGACCTTAAAAATAGACTCGACTTTTTAGATGTTGCAAAGTTTGTTGTATCAGAAGAAGGTGTAAAGAGCTTTATCGTTAAGAAGATTTTACGTAACTTTAACTCTAAGCTTACACATTATCTTAAGAAATTAGATAGTAATAGTATCTGTGTATTTAATGAGTATTTTGAAGAAGAGATTATTAATGAGAAAGGTAAAGTATGTCTCTATAATAACTTCTCTGGAGCTGAGAGGAAAGCTATTGACCTTGCGTGTCTATTCTCGTTCATGGATATGAGAAAAGCTCAGGGAGATGTGCATTATAATATTAGCTTTTATGATGAATTATTCGATAGTAGTTTCGATGAAAAGGGTGTTGACTTGGTTTTAGAGATCTTAAATGACCGTGTGGAGACTCAGAAAGAGTGTATATTTGTTATTAGTCACCGTAAGGAAAGTATTAAGTCTGCGACCGGAGATATTGTATTTTTAGAGAAGAGTAACGGTATTACTAAACGTGTTGAATTCGTGGATTAAAGAGAAAAAACTTATAATTAATAGTATATATGCTTAACAGATCTCCATTCCCATCACCACCCATGCAATCTAATCTCCCGATGGGACTAGCTAGTCAAACGAGCAACATTAAAAAACCGCAGAAATCAGCCACGCCTCAGCCACCGGAGATCGGTATGCCGCGGTTCATGAATTACTATGCCGATTATTCCGGCTGCGGTCACTGGAGAATGATATGGCCGGAGCAGGTCATGAATGCCCATAACAAGGCTGTCGTACATGGCACGACGGTAATGAATGGAGATACGAGACAGTATGTAGGTGTTAAGGGTGTACGTATACAGAGGCAAGCGACTCCTCAACAATTACATTTTATTAAATTTTTACGTACGCTTGCAGATAAACAAGACTTTCGACTCATATACGAGATTGATGATATCTGCTTTGCGGAGGATATTCCTGATTATAATAAGTTTAAGGGAGCGTTCACTGACCCTCAAATCAGAAAGAGTGCTCAGGAGATTATGGCTATGTGTGACGAGATTACTGTTACATGTCCATTCATGCGCGATTATTATAGAGAGAAGACAGGTAATAAAAACGTAACTGTTATACCTAACTTTATGCCTAAGTTCTGGCTAGGTAATAGGAGTGATATAAACCGCACGATGAAGAGTTTTGATGATAATAAGAAGAAGCCAAGGATTCTATATGCAGGTTCTGGAGCTCATTTTGATGTCGATAACAACGTTGGTCAGAAGGATGACTTCGAACACGTAAATAGAGTCATCGCTAAAACGGTTGATAAGTACCAGTGGGTATTTTTAGGAGCTTTTCCCCTATCACTTAAACCACTCGTAATGTCCGGCAAGATTGAATTTCATCCATGGGTAAGGTTATTTGAATACGGCGATAAGTTACGTGATCTAAACGTTAATATGGTCGTAGCACCTTTACAGGATAATGTTTTTAATCGGTCAAAATCAGATTTAAAATACATTGAAGCTTGCGCGCTCGGTTTACCTATCGCATGCCAGGATATGTGTACCTATGAGAATGCACCGATTAGGTTTAAGACAGGTGACGAAATGATCGCTCAGATCGAGAAAACATTAGGTGACCGGAAACGTTATAAGTCTCTATGTAAAAAGGCTTCAGCATATGCTGATACGCGTTGGTTAGAGAGTGATAATAATATTGATTGTTATACTGAACTCTACCAATACAACGTAGGTGATCCTAAGAGGGTTAATATAAACCGGTTCAATAAATAGGTTGATACTACGAGGAACTACATTATAATTATGATGTGAGTTATCGAAATATAGTATATAATGGTAGAGAGAGTTCAGTTAAACTCTTTACATGGGATGAAGATGGTAACCGTATTTCGTACGAGACGTCGCATGAGCCATATCTATTTGTTGAAGGTAACGGTAAGTATGAGTCTATCTTCGGTACTAAGTTAATTAAGAAGAAGTTTCAGAATCAGTACGGTCGTTATAAGTTTATTAAGGATACCGGCATTAAGAGGGTATTTGAAAACCTACAATCACATCAACAATATCTAGTAGATCGTTACTGGGAGGAGAACGAGGAAGAGGACTTTAATAAGCATCCTATTAAGACGATGTTTATTGATATTGAGACGTACTCACCTGATGACTTCCCAGACATTGAAACTGGTAATCATAAAGTAACCGTTATAACTGTATATGATACTCTCACGGATCACTTTACCACCTGGGGGTTGCATGATTATAAGAATCACCAAGATGATGTAACCTATATAAAGTGTGACAATGAGAGAGACCTCTTTAAGAAGTATATTCAACACCTTGAGCAGGACTTCCCTGATATCTTATCTGGTTGGAACTCTGAGTTCTTTGACATACCTTATATCATTAACAGATGCCGTCGTATCCTTGGGGATGAGTGGGTTGCTCGTATGTCCCCTACAGGTAATGTAACTAGTAGAGTCATTAAGGGAGCCTTTGGCAGAGACCAAGTAAAGTGGTCTATTGAAGGTATATCACTACTCGACTATCTAGATGTATATAAGAAATTCTCTATGGGTCTTCGTGAGAGCTATAAGCTTGATGCTATTGGTGAATTAGAGTTAGGTGAGAAGAAGGTTGAGTATGGTAATATGAATCTTGCTACTCTGTCCGATGAGGATTGGCAGACCTTCGTAGACTATAACATTCAAGACGTTAGACTTCTCAAGAATCTAGATGTTAAGCTGAAGTATATCGATCTGATTCGTATGCTAGCTTATTCTGGATTAACTTCTTTTGAAGCAGCTATGGGCTCATTATCCGTTATTAATGGTGCTACTGCTATTAGAGGTCGCCGGCGATGTCAATGTATACCTACATTCATTCGTAATGAGGATACCGGTAAGAATCCTGGTGCGTATGTAGGTGAACCTCTAAAGGGATTTCAGAAAGATATTATTTCTTTTGATGCTAACTCGCTGTATCCGAACGTGATGATATCTCTTAATATGTCTCCGGAGACCAAGGTTGGTAAGATCGAGGATAAGAACGATAAGGAGGTTACCATTAAGCATGTTAATGGTAAGACGTTTACTTTACCGATTGAGAATTTTAGTAAGTTTGTTAAAGATGAAGAAATTGGTATAAGTCGTGCTAATGTAATGTTTACGCAGAAACGTAAGGGTGTGATGCCTGAGATTCTCGATGAGTATTATAATAAACGTGTGGAGGTTAAAAAGATACTAACCAAGCTAAAGCATGAGTACGCCGCTAACCCTACACCTGCCTTAAAGGTGCGTATCGATCAGTTAGACTCGAAGCAGCTATGTATTAAGATCTTTATTAACTCTATATATGGATACTTCGGCAATAAGCATGCCCCGTTCGGTGATGATGATATTGCCGCGTCAATCACTCTGACAGGTCAAGCTGTTATTAAGACCTCGAACGAGCTACTCAAGCAGTATATAACTAAACGTGTAGGTATCGATGACGAGCAGAAACTTAATGATAGTGTTATATATAACGATACAGACTCGTCGTATATATCTATCAAGCATATCATTGATAATACTGATATTAACTTTACTGGCCCGGATGGTAAGATAACGAAAGAGTTACATGATGAGGTTCAAAAGATTGAAGACTTCTTAAACCATGAAATAAAAATATGGGGTGTACGTTCACTTAACTCTCAAGACTGTAGGTTTGTATTTAAACGTGAGATGATTGCCGACGTTGGTGTATTCCTGCAGAAGAAACGCTACGTTATGCATATACTTGACGACGAGGGAATTGCCATGGATAAATACAAGTATACTGGTGTTGAGGTCGTTCGTAGTACAATGCCGGCAGCTATTAAACCGTATGTTAAAAATATTATTGAGACGATGTTAAGTACTCGTGATATTAATAAGACTAATAGTGTCCTAAACGAAGCTTACAAGATCTTCAAAAGCCTACCTATTGAGGATATCGCTTTCGTATCCGGTATTAAGGGTTATGAAAAGTATTCGACTCAATGCGATGGGTTTA